CATGAATAACAGAAGATATATTTAAAATCAGAGCCTAAATGACGCCAAGTGGCACGCCTCGGAGGACCTCAGGTGGAGTTAGGTCCTTTTCAAATCCGAGACTCGCGATCCAGGCTTGAATTGCTGCAAGCTTTTCTGGTTCAAAGGGGTAGAGATACTGGTAAGAAAGCAAGACTTCGCGGGCTATCTTTGGCTTGAGGTGAGTGAGCACGAAAGTGTGTTTTGCGCCATACATAGGATAATAGCCATCTGGTGTAATCTCAAGTCCACAAAATTCGATGGTTCCGTCACGTCGGATTTCTTTTATGATGGGACCGAGTTTGCGAAGGTTCTCCCAGTATTCAGGCGGCTCTTCCGCCTGGCATGTGTCATCTCCGTTTGCTTGCATATTGCCTGTTCCTCCGGCCATACGGTGGCAGGCATGTTGCATGATAGAGTTGCCGGTGATAGTAAGTTTCCAGCCGGAGCAGAAGACTCCTCTTTTGTCCCAGTGGTATTTGCCACCGGGCCACTGAAAGGTTTTCTTTCCCATTACTGCTTCGACATGGTTCTGAACAACTGTTGAGACGCCAGGGCAGAGTTTAGATAAGAAGGATTTCATGTAGTCACAAAGCCAGGGCTGAACTGTCCAGTCCCATGCTGATTTATCAGCACAAACTGTGAGTCCTGACAAGTGAGACATGATAAAAGGGATGGCATTTTCAAGTACTGGTGCCCATCCCACTGCCATTCCATATCGACATGGATTGTTGGTCATCTCGTCAAGAAAAGGCCTGAATAACATCTCGGCAATAAGCTGGTCTGTGGCTCCAATGCCTGAGATGAGTCTCCAGCGCCTTTGTTGAGCTTTGGCAGGCTTGTGGGGTTCCTGCTTTATGAAAAGAAAAATGTTGTCAATTTTGGGAGTAGTTTCTAAAGTGTAAAGTCTTTGTCTAACTGCTTGATAGAGGTCGGCAACCTTATCTCCAACATAACCTAGTCCAGGGACATATCCAAAACATTCAGCGTTTGAGTTTCCCAATTGTACCCAAGGGTAGCCGGGAGTGCTCGTTGGTTCTAGCACATGGCGTCCGTCGTGGTTTTCAGAGATGAAGGCTCTGAACCCTTCGAGTCCTGACATGGCTCTATGGTCTCTCCAGTTATCTTTATACACTGGACACCCGGCCTCAATAAATTGGACAGCATGTCTCTTCGACACCCTTCGGACTGTAGCTGCATCAGGCTCTTGAGATCCTTCCGCGGCTCGTCGATTGTACTCAAGGTGCACTCGGAGACTAGCTGCGATTGCTTCTGAGTTGGCTGCGCTTGGAGGCTTGACATACCCTGAGGCTTCTTCTGCGTAGTCGGAGAAAGCTTGGAGGAGGGAGTCTGGGGGGGTGAGGTAAGCTGACTGGCTGCAATCGTCGTCGTCAACAACTGAATCAAAGAAGTCAGTTGTGCGATACTGGATTCCAGGCCCGTTTGGGCCGTCAGGCAGTTTCCCGAGCACTCTTCCTGAAGCTTGGATTGTTTGGCGGATTTGAGTTTTTCCTCATGATCAACCAATTTAGCTTCCATCTCCTTGCTTGGGGCAGAAGGTGTGTTAAGCACCTGGACTGAGCTTGTATTAGGGGTCTTGGAAAGCTTGCCCTTAGTTGTTTTGTTTCTGATCTCCTGGGTTGGTCTCTGTGGAGCCAGAATCACTTTGGGTTCACTTTCTTCAGGCTTCTTGGGAAGCTCGATGGCAGGTGCTTTAAGAATTTCCTCAGGGTTTGCGAAGTTTATGCCATATTTCAAAAAGAAAGCATTTTCCCTGTCATTGAATTCGGGTTCTGGTGGTACTTGTATTTTCAGGTCATTCTTGTTGAGTCGTTTGGGAATGCCTGCGAGAGCTTTAGAGTAAGTGTCAATTTCAGCGATATAGCCATCTGTGATTTGTTTGAATTCTGCATCGGGGTCTCCTGCATCACGTCTTTTCTTCCATTTCTTGGCTAGTTTCTCGTCTTGCTCGGAAAGCATGGTGGCGTATGAAAAATTGTCTATAGCATCTCTGATAGTTTGTTTGAAACTCTCAGGGGCAAGTTGTTTGGACAAGTAGGTGAAATTATTGGCTAGAGATTTTGCTCCTTCCTCATCTTTCTGAGATAGTGCTAGATTTAGAAGTCGCGAGGTGGTCATAGCCATAGTCCTAAGGGCAAAGTAGGCATTATTAACTTGTGTGATAGCAACATTAGCTTGTCGCACAGCGTCAACATTTAATGGAGTTAGTGGAGTTGGGAGGGCATTAGAACTTTCAAAAACTAGGGGTGAATTGAAATCTATTTCCTCTCCTCCATCTGCCCAAGCATTTTCCTTAGGGGGTACATAAAGAGAATCTGTTGTGTTTGGCATTTTCTGTTTAAGTTTTTGATAAACTTGTCGATCAATATTGTAAAACCTGCCAGCTTTGGAGACATACACCATATCGTCATATTCCAAGATGCGAGTGTCATCATGACGGAAGAAGTTTGCATCCATTTCCGAGGATTCAAACTGAGGTGATATCTGACATTTTGTTCCCAGCACAGGCCAAAGGTTAGTAGCTATGTTGAACATGTCTGTTTGTGTTTGATTGTGCATAGCCACAACTTTATTGCCACAAAAGATTGGGGCTCCTGAAAAACCTTTGAGTGTATTGCAATTGTGCGCCGAGATTAGAATGCCAGCAGCACCTTCCCATGGTTCAAGATTTCCGATGGATTGTAGGGCTCTGTCGCTAGACTCTTGGGGCTCAAGTCCTCCGCCGCATACACTGACAGTGTCACCGGGAAGGTATTCACTGGCAATTTTTGCGACACTGGCTTCCAGCTGTGTGAATGCTCTGTTTTCTACTTTCAGGTAAATCACATCTTTAGCTGGCCCAGTGGGATACTGCACAGAAAGTACTGGAAAAGCGCGGCCAATTTGCGACTTTGATATGACGTATTTCTCACCTGGTTTAATGGAGTGAGCAGTGGTTAGGAGTGTGTCTTTGGCGATGAAGAAAGCTTGGCCCACATGAGTTGTAAGAGGGGGCTTAGCTGGATCATCACTTTTGCAACACGTACGCCATAAAATTACCTGTTCTTTAGGTAATTTACATTTAGTAAAATAGTCGTTTGACTCTGGCTGCGGGCTTTGCTGGGGCCTACATTTTGGACACTCATCAACGACAAGAGGTTGTTCCTCTTCTTCATCTTCTGTAGCGTCCGGAATGTTGTGTTTAGGCCGCCTCTTTCTAGAAAGCAGATCCCGGAGGGGGGTAGTGGCGAACCAGTCCCGGAGAAGAGCACACATCAATCCCATGGTAAGTAGGATGAGAGACGCAAGTAGGATGTGGACCAACTCTATGGTTTTGATTCCTAGAGGATGGAAATCCATTGGCGGTGCGCTGCCCTGATAGTTGGTATAAGGGCTAAGGTGCTCCTCAAGATGGAACTGGTTCGGCAAAACCCCATTAAAAGACATATTTGTCGAGGCTAGTGTAATTTACTTTCTCTCTCGAAAAAT